GAGCGCCGTCGTCTCAGCCCAAACCAGAAGAAGGAAAAGCAAAGTCACGAGTGAATAGTAGCATAGTTCATATCTGACAGACTACCTTCCAGGTCTAATACCTCGCGGACTCCCCACCGCGGGGTATTTTTTTTGTGGGTTGAATGTTATGAACAGTTGTGCTATCCTCAACCCCGTGTCAAGAACAATAGCTCGCCACCTGCAGACCGACTATGATACGTTCCGGGGGAACCCAGACCCATTCAACCTCCAAGATGAAATGGCCCAACTCAGGACTCTGCTGGTAGAGGTTCGCGAGTCACTGGACGCTGGGGCCGTCGACCTACTCCTCCAGTTCGGCGAAATGGTAAAGGCCTACCTCAAAATATATATGGTGGACGAGTTGGAGCTTGAAGAGGGAGAGGCGGACCAACTGGCCGAGGTCATGTCCACCAAGGCGGTTGAAGCACACGCCAGTGTGTATGGGATGAAGACTCGAATCTCCCCCAAGGAGGCAGTTGATATTGCCAAAGTCGTGGAGTCACTATCCAAAGTGGCCGAGCGGTACAAAAAGATGAGCGACGGCGTCGTGTTGAGAATCAACTATGACAACCGGGTGGTGGAGGCGATGACCAAGTTCGTCGTCCAGGTGGTTCTACGCCACGTCCCACTCCAGCATCGCCGACAGATTGCAGCCTCCGCCCGGGCGTTCTTGCCCAATATTCAGGGCGCGCCAGACCTGCTCGCGGAGATTATCGATGGAGCGTGAACTTCGACTGTCCTCCATGGATTTGCCGGACATGATGCAGCTCTTGTTCCACGAGCTGGGCACCATGATCGACAACAACGCGGACGTGTCTGAACAGTTCGAGCAGAGCTTTGAGCCCAACGTCAACCAGACTCAGATGCTCGACATCCTGGAGTCGAGCCCAGTGCCAGAGGACATGTTCATCCACCTGTTGTGCTATGGTGGCGTTCGGTCGGGCAAGACTTATGGCATCCTCTGGTACTGTATTAAGAACATGCTGAAGTTCCCCGGGGTGCGAGTACTGGCCGTCCGCACTCACTTGAAGGAAGTCAAAAACTCCATCTTCGCCGACGCCATCTCTATCCTGGACCAGCACAACATCCACTACACGTCCAACATGACGGACCTCAAGATCTTCCTGGACAATGGCTCAGAGTTCTGGATGTGCTCAGACAAGTCGCTGGTTCCCCATGCGTCCGACAAAGCTGACTCACTCGGGGGCACTCAGTTCAGCATTATTGTGGTGGAGGAGTGTGACTCAGTATCAGAGGAGCTGGTCAACACCATTCCCGGCCGTATGTCTCAGAACGTGGGCAACTTTCGCAAGGCGATCCTCTACGCTTGCAACCCACCCTCCAAGAATAGTTGGGTATACCGTTGGTTCTTCGAAGACAATGAGCCAGACGATCCCCAGTCTCGATACCGGGCGTTGTTCATGCCAATGGAGGGTAACGTCAAGCACCTGGGTCAGGGATACATCCAGTCCGTGTCCGAGGATTACGCCAGAAACCCACAGTTCTATAAGCGCATGAGACAGGGCGCGTTCGGCGCAAACATCCGCGGAATCCCTTATTTCGCCAAGAATTTCCAAGACTCCATTCACGTTTCCGAAAAACCACTGACTTGGAATCGTGGGTGTAAGCTCAGCCGGGGGTGGGACTTTGGTTACCGGGGGACCGCGCTCGTGGTAGCCCAGGACGACTTGAAGACTAGACAGATCAAAGTCTTCCGGTCCATTGTCGCGCAGAACGTGTTGCTCGAATCTTTTTGCGACGAATACCTCCCAGAGCTGGAAAGACAGTTCCCCGGGGCGGAGTGGGAAGACTTCGTGGACCCCGCGGGCCGACAAAAAGTGACCCAATCTAAATACACCTGTCTGGATATTATGCGCTCCAAGGGCTTGCGTCCGAAGTATAAAATCACTAGTATCGCTTATGGGTTGAATATCATCAACGAGCAACTCAGGTTGTTCCTCAACAGTCGCCCGGTGCTGATTCTCGACCCTATGTGTGAAGTTCTTATCGAGGCGTTCTCAGGTGGCTATTGCAACCAGAAGGACGTCACGGATGATGAGCCCAGGCCGGTCAAAGATGGCTACTTCGACCACTGTAACACCACTTTGACCGCTGTGATGACCGACCGAGGATGGGTGACCTTCGGGGAACTATCGACCACTGACCGGGTGTGGACTCGCAAAGGCTGGAAGAGGATACTCAAGATACACGACATGGGAGTTCGAGACTGCGTAACATTGTCGGCCGAGCATGGGGAGCTTACCTGCACTCCAGATCACAGGATATGGGCTAATGGTGATTGGGTCAAAGCGGAGCTATTGCGTTCCTCCGACAAAGTGCGTATACTCAACCCATGCGAGAATATATCATACAAGAAACCTTTATTGATGGTATGCGGGCCTACCGCTACCCAGACCACCCGGAGCAAGCTCGGCGCTATTTTAGGTTCAGTGGTAGGGAAGCTAAGAAGCTCTATGGGACTCTCCATAAGTATGTCTGGATCAAGAGGTATGGGGAGGTTCCAGCCGGCTACCACATACATCACCGAGATGGGGATCTGGCTAACAACTCTATTGACAATCTCTTATGCGTATCTTCTAAAGAGCATCGCAGGCTGCACGTTGATGACGAGCGCCGGGCCATGCTCGACCGGATTAGAGACAAGGCTCTCGAGTGGCACCGATCCCCAGAAGGCAAAGCTTACTACGTCGGGCAGGGTGGGCGGCTTGCTGCAGCTCGGGCAGCGATTCCTAGAGTTCCTAAGGACTGCGAGTTCTGCGGCCAAGAGTTCCAAACTCAGTCATTCAAGCCAGGAAAGTACTGTTCATCAGTCTGCAGAGGTAGAGCTAAAAGGGTTAAGCATAAACCCAGCGGGGGCTCATAGGGTTTATGACCTGACAGTTGAAGACTGCCACGAATACTTCACCGAGTTTGGGTTATGCCACAACTGCATGGACGCCTTCAGGTATCTGATGATCCACCTCCGCAAAGTTGGACAATCGAGAAATGCGGATGCCTACGGCAACAAGGCCAATTGGGAGCAGCTCGATGAGAACGGCAACATCGGTCCAGTGGTCATGAAGCACAGGACGGGGTCATTAGATCCCGGTCCGCGCAGGTTCTCCCAGGGTGGGTTGAGTTCGTTCAAGAGTAGGATGGGTTGATGGAAGACACACGAGCGGGCGGCGGGGCGATAGCCTCCTATCAGGATGGCCATGGGCCAAACGCTACCTATGACATGCAGTTTGAATGCCCCATGCCTGATGAAACTCCCATGGAGCCGCAGAGCAAAGAGAACGCTGCCATCTCCCAGGCGATCCGCCGGGTGTGGGAAATGGAGGACGCCAAGTATTCGATCTATGGTAATCGATCCATTGAGACTTGGGACCTGTATCACAGTACCTGGGCTACGGCCGACAAGGATGCATGGCAGTCCGACGTGCGCTACCCTCTGTTCATGATGTCCGTGGAGCGCCTGACCTCCGTAATCATGCAGCTTTTGGATATGACTCCCAACTGGTTCGAGTGTGAGTCTCTGATTCCCCAGCATCAGGTGATGATCAACGTCGGCGCTAGGTTCGCCAAGTTCCTTTTGGAGCACGACTCCACCAATTTTCGGTCCAAACTGGCTGAGTCTATCCGGGCTGGACTCATTACCGGGCAGCTGGATATGCAGGTTCTGTTCGAAAAGAACGGGATACCACTGTATTCTGACCCCGGGGAGTCTATTTCTACAGAGGATATCCTTGGTTCGTTCCGAGTGGACCCCAATCCAGACTCCAAAAAGCCATTTATCCCCAACCCAGATCTGCCCAGAATGCGTCTGGACAACATGCCAGCCCGGGAAATCCGTCACGATTCGACTGGATTGGGGCGATACGACGTCTGGCAGAAGAGGGTTCCCATTGGTTTTCTCTTCGACGAGGCCCTGAGGATGGGCTTTGACCAGGATGCTTGTGCTCGAGCCCTGCGAAAAGTGGGAAAAACCAATATGGGCAAGGGAACTGCCTTAGAGTATATGGAGAAAAACCTGGGTCCGAGTGCATTTCCCCAGGATAAAACGGTACTTTTGACCTTTTTTGAGGGCAATTTGCCCCATCCGAACACCGGGGAGATAATTTTTAGGGACAAATTGGCCATCATTGTTGAGGACGAACTGGCCTATGGACCGGTGGAAACACCCTGGTGGGACGGCGAAAGAGCCGTAGTTCACGCCCCATTCATACCCGTTCCGCACTCTGTTTACGGGAAAAGCCCCCTCGGGGAGAATCTGGACGCCTTCCACACCCAGCTGAATATCATCAACTTGATGATCGACTACTGCTCACAGGTAGTTTACGGCATGTGGGAGATGGACAAGGACAAGCTGGAGGAAGAGCAGCAGCGGTTCGACACCAAGATGTACCCAGGTGTTATATTTAGAACTGAGAACAATGTGGGAGGAACGCCATGCATCAGACGGATCCCTCCCCCGGAGCCACAGGCGGGGTTCTTCAACTTCTTCGAGATCTTCCGGCAGACTCTCGATCAGACGACTGGTATGTCCAACATTGGTGGAGCACCCAGGGCCCGTGGCCGGATGACCGGTATGGAAGCTCAATCAAAGTCCGCAGAGGCTGGGTCACTTTTCAAAACTATCTTCGAGGAAATCGAGCGAACGTTCATCTCCAAGGTAGTCCGGCTCGCGTATCTTCGTGGCCTTCAGTTCTGTTCGGACACGATGTGGGCGGCCTGGGTAAAGGTCGAAGCTCAGTCTATACTCCCACCACAGAAGTCCGCAGACCCCGAACTTTATAATGAGTGGAAGTCCCTTCTGGATGAGATGGCCACGTGGGACGCACAGACCAGGTTCAAGAAGATGGGGTCATTCTTCCGGTTCAAAGTTAAAATTTTCAGCACGGTGGCCGACCGCCAGATCGAAGTAGAAAAGGCCGGGTTCTTATTACAACAGGTTGGCAGGATGCCGGACGCCCTGAAGTATCTGCGCATGGACGTGGTGTTGCGACATCTGGTTCGGGCGCTCGGATGGGATCCTGAAAAAGTTCTTAACCTCGAGGTATTGCCAACACCCAACATTGGGGTTGATACTGATGGTGGTGGGTTTAATGAGTTTCAACAGGTCGGAGGAGGCGAGGACACTTCTATCGATCTGACGCAGGGTGTTTACGATTTGTTTAACACTCAAGAAGGTCCTCAACCCACTCAGGCGCAATTAAATATGGCACCGACTCCAAACAGTCCCCGGCAGGCTGTTCCGAGCCAAGTGAACCTGCCGCAGCAGTAGGAGGATAGATGGGTTTCAAAGAGCCAAAGAAAGGGTCGAACATCGGCCCAGACACGAGTAACAACCACCGAGGCAACGGGCCCAGTGGAAAATATAACGACAACCCCTACCTCAACAAGCCCTACGACAAATCGCGGCTGCCCGAGGAGCGGTATGAGTCGTATCGAGATACCAACAATCCTTCGGTCCTCAACATGGTGGAGGAGAAGAACAAATTCTTCTCCTTGGGCCGAGGGGAGCAGCGGGGCGCTCCCACGTCGGTCACGACCGACCCCAACTACGTGCAAAAATTCCGGGTTAAACCCCCGGTAGGAGACATCTACAGCGAAACGGAGGAGAGCAAGTGAACACCAAAGAGACATTCACCAACCCGGAAAAGCGGGGCGCGGATCAGACCACCAAGTTTATCCACGTCCGCTACCCTGATTCGCCCATGGGCGAGCGGGATCGTGCTCAGGTGAGCGAGGAAACGAAGTCGCGTGGCGAGGACCGCTTCAAGTCCTACCCCACCGCACGATAGAATGCAAGCTCCGAAGCTATATCGTGGCGATGCGAAATCTGTGGCTGAACAGGTCCTACGGGATTGCCTGATGGCCCAGAGGGTGCAGTTGGTTCAGGATCTAGCTTCGGAGCCAGACCTGGCAAAGTTAGTTCTCCATCAGGCGAAGGCTCAGGTCATCGTTGGACTGGAGGCAGAAGTCCACAAATTAGTGGTTGAGGCAGCTCAACCCAGATAGAGGAAGAGATGGCGTTTTTGAATTCGTCGGATCTAACGCGATTGCGTAATCCAGCGGGCGAATCACCGACGGCCGAATCGAAACCTGACCCGGCGGCGGATGTCCAGGCTATGATCTCTAAGATCCAGGCCTTGGAAACCACCAACAAAGAACGGGACACCAAGTTTCAGCGGATGTTGGAAGAGAACTCACGGCAGCAGGAAATCCTGCGGACCCAGCTGGCTCAGCGGGTTGAGCCTGTACAACCTAAGATGGAGGCCCCGGCCACCACAAGTTGGACAGACCTACTCGGAATTTCAACCCCGCAACAAACTAAGGAGGAACCGATGGCAAGCACCCCCGGGTCACTTTCCCCAGCCGAAATTGCTCGTCTGGTAGATGAGAAATTCGAGGCCAAGATGCAAGAGCGTCTTCGACAAGAGCAGGCTCTCGCACAACAGAGGCAACAGCAACTGGATCAGTTGCGAGGCAGGCTGCGTTCTGAGAACGCCGATCTGCTGGAAGATCCAGTGAAGAAGGCGCTTCTGGAGCGCACGATCAATGGCATCGAGAGGCTCAACCCATCACTCAGTTACGAGCAAATCTACGAGATCGCAGTAGCGGAGACACGTGATGTCGATGCTCTATACCGACAGGCCATTCCGCAAGGTGGGTCGAGGATGAAGTCGCAGCAACCAGCTGCCACTCCCACGTCCCCCTATGGGATCTCCAACTACCAGCAACCATCTGCCCCTGTCCGTCGCAATACCGATCCATTCGAAGGCCGAGTGGAGACGGGGGATAGAGCTGAGATAGAAGAAGCCCGGAGACGGGAAATCAAGGAAATCCGGGAAAACCACCTTAAAAAGTTCATTCGTTAAGTACACCACATTCATAGCGCACCCCGTAACTGGCTGGGACCTGCCGGACTTGATCCGGCCCTGAATGCTCAAGGGGGAGCAGACAACCCGATGGGTTGAAGTTAAACCCCTTTGCAATTATTCAGGAGGTGAAAGAAAGTGAAAACTAAAGCGCAAGTCCAAGCCGGGAACTGGTATACACTGAAGCAGTCCCGCAATGTTCGCATCGCTGCTCAGAACAAGCAGCGGTTTCGCCAGTTCGCTCGACCCGAGCCGCAGTTCGGTCCGGCCATGGGCGATACTTTCAACTGGCCCAAACTGTTCGATCTGGATGGGCTGGGTGAGTTCATTGGCGAGTTCGATGACGTTCCCGATGGGGACTTCACCGTTGGCTATGGCCAGGTTCAGGTCAAGGAATTGACCCGATCCACCACTCTGAGCCATTATGCTTCGCTCTTCAGTGAGTTGAGCATCGTGGACGCAGCGGTGATCGCTCTCACCAACAACTGGAGCAAGACCATCGACCGTGTGGTCGCCAACGTCTTTCGCCAGTGCGAGATCGTCTACACCCCTACTGGTACTGTGGCTAGCAAGAGCTACGTGCTCAGCACCACGGGCACGGCCGGGGCCGTCGCTACCCGTCCCTTCAGCATGTGGGACCTTCGTAACATCACCGAATTGATGGAGACGACCTACAATATCCCCGGCTACGAGGGAGATGACTACATGTGCATCTCGTCCACTCGAGGACTTCGCGGTCTTCGTGAGGACTCTGAGTACATGGAGATCAAAAAGTTCGCCGACCCAGAGTCCCTGCTTCAGGGTGAGGTTGGCCGGACTGAGCGTGTTCGGTTCATCACTGAAACTAACGCTTTGACCAACGCATTGACCCCCGACCTGGGCGAGATGATCTTCTTCGGCGACGACCCCATCGTCGAGATCGAGGTCTACCCGTTCGAGGTTCAGGCTGCCATTATGGACAGCTGGGGCCGATTCCGCAGCTTGCGCTACGTGTGGAACGGTGGATTTGCCCGTACCTGGTCTTGGGCCACGGACGGGCAGACCCGCATCATCCGCGTAGGCAGTCTGTAATTCAGAGCATAGGTAAGGAGTAAGAAGATGCCCAAATACGGAGATCAGTCCCCTTCCAAGGGTCGGTTTCAAGATATCAAAGTATACGTCCACCAGACGGTCATCGACCTGAAGGCGGGCACCGGCCTGTTGGCAAAAGTCCCGGTCCTCCACGACTTCATCGAGGTATTGGAGTTCGGGTTCTACCACACGACTGCACTGGGTGCAGTCACTACCGGAGGCGCGGTTCGTCTGGACAAGGTTCCCGCAGGCAACGGGGTCCAGGTCAATGGCGTAACCACGGCGCTCACCAAGGCGGATGGCACCACCCCCGCTGCGTCGACCTCCACTGCAACCCTGGTTTCTACCAAAACCATCTACTCGCAGACCACCGTTGACTTGAACGTCAACGTGGGCGGCACTCCTCTGGATGGCCCGCAGACTCGACCCACTGCCGCGAAGGGTGACTGCTTGCTGTTCACCCAGACCGTCCAGGGCGTCGGTGCTGGGGCTCAGGATGTCCTACTCTGGGTGAAGTTCCGCGAGCGAGTTCAATAAACTCGAATAGGAGAAAGTCATGAGCTTTGACCCAAAGGGGCAATATATGTTGTTCAACTCGACTGGACGCCGAGAGGTTTTTGTCCAGGCGGGCCGGATGTATAACACGAAGGGGCAGGACCTTCACGATCAGTATGTTCGTGATAAGGAACGGTTCCCAGAGGGGGATCACCGGAAGAATTGGACGATCATCGATTGGATGAATAACAATAGGTATGCCATGAATGCGGAGCTTCGTACCCGTATGATTGAGCAGCAAGTGGCCGAATCCCAAAAGGAGGAGCTGGAACGTCTGCAGGCCAAGGCTGCGCAGATGCGAGCCCAGATGATGGCTGAGTCCGAGGCGGAGCTGTTCAAGCACCAATCCGAACTCGAGGCGCATCTGCTGCCTGCTGTTCCCGAATCTCCCGAGGCCCCTCAAGTCAAACCGGCTTTTCTCACGAGCGTCGAGCAGAAGCTCTTCGGTATCCCCGAGCCCGCCGCTCGGCCGGTGGAGGACCCCTTTGAGGACATCCTATCGGACGACACCGCCGACTTCGACAGCGATGTCGGGGTCGGGGGGGTGAGGCTCAACCCAGCAACCAAGCCTAAATCGACCACGATTAAGGCCAAAGTCTCGCGGAGGTAGATAGGTGGATCCAGCAACGATTGAAGCAGTCAAGGCTCGGGTGATCTCTAAGTTCCCCCGGGCCAGTGCCGACTTCTCCACGATTATGGACTCGGAGATCGAGACTTGGATCGCGGAGTTGGCCGATGCTTTTCCGTTCTGGTTCTTAACTATGTACCCGGGAACATCTATGCAGAATCTGTTCCCGCTTACCACCGTAGACCTTACCCACCCCACCCCCGTAGCTGGACGATGGATCGACGCAGGTTGGCTCATCGTTCAGCCGGGGGTGTCCGTTTACGACTTCTATGCTCCACTCGAGGACGCGGAGGTGGCCAACCCCAGTTGGTGGCACCCGACCAAGGTCAACATGGTCGATTATGTCTACGAGTTCACCAGCAATGGGCAGTTCATCAGTTCTCTTCCTATCCCGGAGTACGAGGACTGCTTGGCTTTTGTCTCCTACAAAAAGACCGCTCGGCCCCAACAGGTCACGTGGAGAAGCGATGAGACCAAGTCGCAATTGGTCTTCAGCCCCACTCCCGATAAGTATTACATCTACGCTGTCCAGTTCTCTATTAAGAACCCCCCGAACTATGCGGATGGGTTGGTCACGCGGAATCGCTTTCTCACCAACGCTCCGGGAGCGGTCATGGCCAAAGGGATGTTAGAGGCCGCTCGGTTCTTTGACGAAGCTCAGTTGGTCGACAAGTGGGAGTCTGTTCTCTATGGTCAGCCTCTGGGGACAGAAGGGATCTCTAATGTGGGGGCTGTCGGCGGGATCCTCGGCCGACTGAAGAAGGAGACAATTCGTCGCGGCTATCAAGCCCGGGAACAGGTGCAGTCCTATCGGTCCATGGCCCTGGCCACCGGGTCGAACCTCGGAATGAGTCAGTCCAGATTTCGGTTCGGGAACTACCGATACCGGAGCGGCAGGTGGTGGTAGATGCCGCCCCCGTTCAGTCGCACTGAGCTTAAGCCGTTTGCTATCGACGACTTGTCGATTGGGCTCATCTCTGATCTCGATCAGGTTGATGTCCCCCTGGGCGGAGCCAGTGCCTGTAATAACTATGTCTACGTAGACGGCTACCTCCGCCCTCGCCCTGGGCTATTGCGCTGGGAAAATGACATAGGAACACCCCCCGCGGGTCGCCCTATCGTCGCCTTAGCAGAAACTTACGCGCATTCGTTGCTTGGGGCTCAGGATGTCCAAATAAATCAATACAAGATGGTGTTGAACCCGGCAACCTGGGAGGTGACGCTTTACTTCAATACTGGCCCAGGGTGGGTTGCTATCCCCAACCCGATGCCGGGCATCATTCCCGTTCAGTACTACATTCCTCCGACCTGGGCCAACTGGAAGGAAAAGCTGTGGATCGCAACAGGTAAGGGGCTCTACTACTATGATCCTATCACCTATGTCGGACCAATTGTTGACGTCAACGCTGCGCAGCCAACAGTCGCTTTACGAGTCCCCAATGATCCCCGGCTGTTGGTGGCCGGGGATTCTCGTCTTTTCATTGCGGATTGCTCTGACAAGAACGATGGGACGGGTACTCGGGTGTTCAACCGAGTTGCCTGGTCCGACCACCTCGATGGAACCGTGTGGGGAGGCGGAAGTAACGCAGGATCGTCAGGATATGCAGACCTTGGGCACGAGCCTATCACAGGTCTATACTATGCCAATTCGACATTGCTGGTATTCAATACCCGGACTTTGTTCATTGGGACAGCCGGAACGCCCCCGCTGACCTACGAGTTCAAGCAGAGATTTAATGGGGTGGGTTGCGTCTCGCACCAGACCATCCGATCATACAAGGATGGTTGGATTTTTTGGTTGGGCGACGACAATATCTATCGAGGTGGGACTGACCGAACTCCAGAGGCCGTAGGGGACCACATTCGCCCCAGGCTGCGGGAGATCGCCAACACCTACGATTTCTACCGGGCTACGGCGATAATCGACCATACGAATCATTTATACCATCTGTTTCTGCCCTATATTTACACTCCCAACTCAGTGTACCCAACTACATTTTTGTCCGGGTTGTCCGGCAATAATTCGGCCCAGCGGTGTTTTAAAGTCTTCACGCTAAACCTGAAGAATGGGTCATGGTGGGAAGGCGAGCTGAAGTACACGGGAGCAGATATCACCTCGACCTTGGAGCATCGGGCTGGTCCTTGGGATACCCGACTTCTTCTAGGCGATGCCGACGGGAAAGTTCGAGAGATGTCATTCTCTTACACTTCGGACGACGGAACCGCTATCCCATCCAGCTGGACTTCAGGTGTATTGTCGGTTCCAACGGTCACTCAAGGGGCCACCGATCAGGCTTCTCTGCAGTTATTGCGGGTGATGGCCGCGTCTGGCTCAGTCCGCCTTGGGGCTTACGTCGGGGACGGCATGGACCGAATGACCTTTGCCGACTTTGGGGTGCAGACTTGTAACGGTAGCTCTCCCGTCTACACCTCTAACCGTCCCCACGCGGGGGAAAACTTCAAAATCAACCTATCGAATACGACTGCTGCCTCGCCCGCCAAGGTGTCCAAGATTATCTTGGGGGCAATTCTGGAAGGACCCACACGCAAGTGATATTCCCCAGTAACCCTATTCGGATGGGCGCAGAGAATGCAGCGCAGAGCCCGGGCAATTTCCCTCGGGCGCAGACTGATCTATGGTCATTGAATTCTCGCACTCCGTCCCCCACTGTGTTATCTCGAGATAAAATTGGCACTGGGGCACTGGTGTGGTTCCGGGCGCTGCAGGTTCCCGCCGGGACCCACATGGAGCTACGAGAGATTCTGCTTTACAATGGGGATGCGGCCCCGGCCACCTGGAAAATCGTGATCAATGACCCCCTCGACCCAGACCCGACTTCGGTGGTGGCTGCCATCCCTGGATGTGTCATGGGTGGGACGCTGGCGTCAGAAGCCTTCGAGCAACTCAAACTGGAGACTGGCATTCACCCAGGCTGGTCGGTATGGATTCGGACAGAAGCAGCATTGCAGACGTTCAACTACTCCATCAGCGGAGTGGTGGTGACCGGGTCATGATTGCGCGTCAGGTATGTTTGGACGATTGGATCTACGTCAAAGGGGCGTGGGTTGAGTATTGCACCTCTCTTCAGGCCAAGGACCGCAAGTCGGGCAAACCCAAGATTGGCGGGACTGCGGAACAGTTTAGGTCCCTATTCCTCGCCAGCCTGACCTCGGATGCTTTTTTCATGTTCGGGGTATTTATTAAGGGGGCTTGCAGGGGGGTTGAGGTTCTTCAGGAATTCACAACTCCAGACATCGATGACGACGGGAAGTTTGTTCTACGTAGACATTGTTTCATCCGAATGGTCTTCCTATTGTCCCCGGGTTGCGGTAAACTACTCGACGATAAGGTGGTGGCCTGGGCCAAAAGCCGGGGGCACGTATACATCAGCGGGCAGTGCCGACCGAACATCCCGGCGAGGGCTGCGGGGCGATACGGTTATCGACCACGGCACGTGGTGATGGGAAAGGACATATAGCATGGGCAGCATTTTCGGGGGCGGTAGCCCCCAAACCAACACCACAACGATCACCCCTCCGAACCCCACCGGAGTCCCGCTTCAAGACCCACTGATGGGTATTGGCACCCGACAGCTGGGGCAGGCATCACCTTTCGCAGCTTATGGGTCGGGGGGCAATCTGGTCCCCCAAGTCCCCTTCGGCCAGACGTATCTGGCAGGCCCAAATCCTACGACGTTTGGAGATCCGTTCAATGCAGCACATGCCCAGGCATTCTATGGTCCCAACTCTGGCTCAGCCCCTCCCGGACAAGCTCAAGGCGGAGGAACGAGCCCTGGTCCAAGCGGAGGCGGACAGAATCAGGGAAGTCTTGGAGCCGGATCTAGTCCCCAGGCATCTGGCTCTGGCGGAGGTTCTGCTCAGGGTGGGAACGGTGGTGGTTCTTACCAGGCACCGCCGTTGGGTTTCCCGGGGGTTCCACAGGGTGTAGGCCAGAGCCAAATGCCCCACATGCTCTCCCAACTTCTCCAGCCTGGAGTCCTGGGCCAGCTGTTCACTGCCTATGGCCAGCATCTACAGAACCAGGGGCAGGGAGGTGGGTTGGGCCAGCAGATGACCGGACAGGTACCGGACACTAATGGGACAATGCAGCGTCCGCCCATGATGGGTGTCCCTGGCGCGGGCGGAGTGAATCCGGGGACCAATCTATTCGGATTCGGAGGGCAATAAAATGGCCTACGGCCCATGGAACAATCAGACCAACTCGTTTCAACCCATGCCTGGGGCGCAAGCCACTCCGGGTTCATCCTCAACCCAACAGCAAACCCCCACGCCCACACAGCAAGCTTCTTCGGCCCCGGCTGCTCCTAAGCCACAGCAGACCGCGGACTTTGGTTTTGGCCCACAGCCTACGATGTCCCCTGGGCAGCAGATCCCCGGCTCGCAGTCTGGCGACAACCCTCTGACCGCTCCGCAGCCCGGGGCAACTACCGCTGTTCGTCAGGGCTTCTTGGACCCGAGCTTGACCGCCCCGTTCTACAATGCGGCGGCCGTGGCCGGAAATGCTGGCACTCAAATGGGCCAGCTCGGGCAGCAGTCCGCGGCCCTGGCTCCGCAGGCCAACAACTTTTTGAGTGGGCTGTTCAGCAACAACCTCAACCCAATGGAGCAGAGCTTTATGGCGGCGAGCCTGGGCAACGCTCTGGTCGGAATGCAGCAAGGCATGAATCGGCAGGAGGCACAATTTGAGGGCACACCGTTCCACTCCGCCCTTCCCCAGGCACAAGGGCAAGTCATGGAGCAGATGTTCCGGGACATGTTCCAGCAAGGGTCACAGATGGGCCTACAGAGAGAGCAGTTGGCCACGCAGGCATCGGGGCAACCGTTCAACCAGGCCATGACTGGCCTGGGCGGAGCCATGACCGCCGCGCAAATTGGCCCACAGATGTCGCAGGGTCTTTTCAACATGGCTAATGCCCACTACAATGCTCCATACAGTTTGCCCATGAATCTATGGTCTGGGGTGCCAATCAGCTCCCCCACCGTTCTCGCCAGCCAGGGAGGTAAATCAGGATGAGCCGACAGATCCCCACAAATATTCAGGTCATTAAGCGGGAGCCCAGCCTGTTCGAAAAGCTGGGAGGCAAGCTCCTGGACGCCGGGACCAATTACCTGTCCGGTGGGCTATCGGGCATGTTGGGGCTCAACCCAGGCTCCGCGCTCGGTGGCGGGGGTGGGGACTCTGGCATGTCCGTGGCCGACAGTGGACAAGGGGTCTGGAACCAGAGCAAGCTGGGGGATCAGCTGCTCCAGGATCAGTCCAAGAACAAGTTAACCACTGATTTCTCCATGCCTTCGTTCAACGCAGGTAGCCAGGCCGCCCAGGGTCAGGGTGGAGCCTCAACCCAACAAGGAGGGTATGGATCTTCCGCGGAAGCCCCGGGGGATCCGTATGGCGCTACCGAACTGGTGGACTCCACAACTCCAGAGTTGGAGGGGATCCTGGCGAAGTTGGAGCAAGATCCCGGGAACGCAGAGTTGGTGAGAATGTTGCGGAGCAATCCCCAGATGGCTCACTCGTTTCTACAGCAAGCAAGAGGAGGTAAATAGACATGGCCAAAGGATGGACTCCGCCCAACAAAGGTGGCGGTAGTGTGAAGACCAGTGCTCCTAAAAAGGCAGGTGCCGGGCCCAAGCAGCCTGGTCCTATGATCCAGGGCTTTCTGCCCGAGCCCGGCCCGCGTAAGGCCAAGACCAAACCCTTTCCGACCAAGTAGGAGGATCCAATGGCCGACGAGTTCCCAGATGATCTCCCTATTGCCCCGGGGATTACCGTCGGCGATTGGAGGCGGGCGCAAGCCCTAAGGACAGACCAGAGTGTTCAGGCTGCGAATGACGCCAAGCTGGCAGAGGCCCAAAAGCCTTTGGACCAGGCTAAGGGCACAAAGGCCGGGCGAGAGTTGGCTAATGGGCCGATAAAGCTCGATGCAGCCCGGGCGCAGCAGAAGCTGAATGACCTCCCCCAAGGGCCACGAGATCTCGAGTTTCCTCGGACGGTCGAAGCTACTAGATATAATGACTACTCGGGAGCCAATACTATTGTGGTTTCCCCGGGGAAGACTAAGACCACATCCCGGTCGGGCCGAGCATGGAGTTTGAACGACAAACCATTAGCACCGTTTGTCGACATGGTGGACACAGTGCACCATATGCCGGGGAGGGACATCACTCTGGAACAGGCAGACCAGTTGTATCATGGGCCCACTCGAGAAAAGGCTCTAGCCGAATGGCAGCGGGAGCGGGATAAGCAGTCCCACCCCATGACCAACGCTGGAGCCAAGGTAGTGAAGGGGGCAAAGCGGGTCAAGGATTTAGGCGGAGCGGGCCCGGATACCTCCGGGGTCGGGGAGTCTGCGGTGGAGTCGGCCAAGGATGTAGTCACTCCCAATCGGCTCTCTGCCCCTCGCCCTTCAGATGCGCAACAGAATTGGGACGCGGCCAAGAACGTAGCCCCATACAAGGAGAATTTAGGGAAGCCCATTCCTACCTTCACGCCCCCGGCCCAACGGCCGCCGTTTAATGGTTTCGACAGAACAATCGAGCAAGGAGCCGGACCCTCGGCTCGCGGAGGAGGACAAATGGATCAGTTATTCACCGGGGAGGAGCTGCCCAATGGGCCTTCTCAAGGTATGCCCGAGGTTCCCCCAGAGGTTCCCACTTCCGGGGAGACTGCAGCAGTTATGTCCGCAGGTCCTGTTGCACCCGCCCAGGTAGAAGAGCCTGCGTCTCTTACACAGGAGTTGGTAGGCGGTGGGGGGCAACCTCAACCCACCCAGCAAGCCTTGGCGCATGACTTCGTCCACCCTCGAACGGGGGAGCATATTCAGGTTACTCCCGAGCGCATGAGGGAGCTGTACCAGAAAGCAAAAGCAGGGGATCCCACTTTGATCCCCGGTCCTAAGGGTCACCCGATGACGGCGGCTCAGCTCTACATGCACATCATGGCTGGGGCTGCCGACAATCAGGTAAGAAAGATGCTGGCCGAGGAAGAAGCAAAGTATGGAGTGGAGGCTGCGCCAAGTGAAGCGAAAGTGGCAGCACCGGCTGCGCAGCCGACGGCTCCTCCCGCGCCCCGGGAGCCCTACCAGGGACCAGTCTCCCAGCAACGATACTCCCCCAATCAAGCTCATCAGGACCGATTGGACGCTATTCGTGCTCAGCGTGGCGGCAGCTCTGAGTTTGTTGGCCCTAAAGCTCCTACTCCCGTAGCACCCGCCGCTCTATCCGCGGGGGGTAAGGCAGTTCCGAGTGCGGCTGAAGACCTATGGGCCAAGAGGCAACAGTCTGCCCAAAAGACGGGACCAGTTACGGCCGGAAATGTGGGCCAACCGACTGCCCCTCCGTCTTTCCCGCAGAAGGCTGGGACGGTTAGTGCCGGGACCACGGGGACCTCTTACGTCCCTCCTGTCCCCTCCACTCCCCCCGCCCCTAATGCCGCTTTGAACTTCATTGGCGATCTGGGTTCTCGCGCCTTGGGGAGTTACAAGAATGTCCCCGGTGATTTCGCGGATGCGGCCAAGGAAGCAATTTCAGACTCGGTGATTCCGGGTGCAGCTCTGCTCCGCCCTTCTCGGAACATGGTTGGAGCCCTGGAGGGATTGGGTCAGGT